TGGAGGCCCCGGACGCGGCCCCGACGGTTGCAGTGGTCAACGAGGCGGGCACGACACGTTCCGGCAATCTCCAGCATCCGACCACGCACGTTCCGCAGACCACAATGGTCAATCTCTCCGCCGGCCGGTACTGGATTGAATACGATCTGGATAACGCCGACACGCTCGAATCATTGGTGTTTACGTTTTCGATTATCGAAGGCGGTGTGACCCGCGTGCTGGATCGCGTGATGCTGGTTGTGGACACAACTGCCGTTGATTTCACCGATGTGGATCGGACAAAACTCAATGAAATCAACGCTATTGCAGCACTGTTGCCGGACGCGGGCGCGTTGACATCACTCGCACAGGATGCCGACCTGAGTACCTTGCTAACGCGGATTCCAGGTGTGGTCCAGCCGCAGACCGGCGACAGCTTCGCACGCTTGGGAATACCGGCGGGCGCATCTGTATCTGCCGACGTTGCATCGATTGCTGGCGATGTGACATCAACACTCGCCGACACGAACGAACTGCAGACCGATTGGACGAACGGCGGCAGACTGGACTTGCTGCTCGACGCAATCAAGGTGGTGACTGATGCTCTCGGATCGATGGCCGCGGCGAACCTGGCCAAAGCCGCCGGCAGCGCAGGGATCATCCCATTCACCGCACAAACCGGCACGCTCACGACGACGCAGGCGACAACCGATCTGTCTGAGGCGACGGCCGACCATTACAAGGGCCGGATCATTCTGTGGACCAGCGGCGTACTCGCGGGGCAGGCGACGGATATCACGGCTTACAGCGGTACTAACGGGACGCTGACGTTCACGGCATTGACTGAGGCTCCATCGAACGCTGATACGGGGATCATTGTCTGATGGCATTCTCCGGATCACAGACAACGCGACACGGACTATACGGCGGTCCTCGCGGGTTGTATGGATCGTTCGCGGGCAAGACGACTGTGACCGTCGTGGTTCCAGACGCGATGGGGTTTGAATTCACGTTGCCAGCACATTCGGGAGACTTTACGATACCGCAGCATTCGGCAGACTTTACCATTCCCGCACGATCAGCGGATGCGACGATATGACGAACAGAAACACGGCGGCACAGGTTCTCTACAAGACGCCGAGCGAGGACCGGTTAATCTCCGTAGACTTTGGCGGCAAGCTCGATTCGGGGGAACTGCTCACAGGCACGCCAACCGTCGCCACGGATTACGTGGAACCATCCACCGCATCGGCACTGACGTTTGCGAACAAGGCCGTCAGCACGGCGCAACTGACGATCAACGGCCGGACGGTAGCGATTGGTGAGGCGGTGCAGTTTCTTGTATCTGCTGGTGAGATCGACGCAGATTACGTCGTCAAGGTGACGTGCGGGACGGACGCCACACCGGCGCAGACGCTCATTGGATTTGTGCATATCCGAGTGAGGCAGGAATAATGGCAAAGAAAAAACCACCAGCACCGGGATTTGCTCCCGACGACAACCCGGATGTTCCAGAGGGCATGAAACGATGCAGCAGATGCCTCTCGATCCTGCTCTTTAGGGACTTTGACAAGGACGCTACCAAGCCGGACGGACACAGATACAACTGCAAGCGATGCCGTGCTACCACCAAGGCGGAACTGGAAAGGAAAGAGATCGCGGACAAAGCGGCGGAACTTGATCGCCGCGCGGTTGACATCATCTCGAAAGTGGCGGGCACTGGCGCGGCCTCAATCCCGCATGTGGCGGAACTGTTTCATCATCTGGTGGACGTGTTCGGCGGCCCAGAGATGCTGGCACAGCACTGCATGGGGACATATCTGGTGTCTAAGCCGGGTTCTCCCGCACGGCAGAAAATCCTCTCCATGATTATGCAGATGGCAGTCAAGGTGACAGACAGCGGTGCGGCGAGTATGCCGCTCGATCTGATGACGGATGAGGATATCGAGAACGAATTGAACAAACGCATGGAACGGCAGGTTGAGGAGAAAATCAAACTCAGGATTGCGGACGCAGAGGAGAAAACCGCGTGAACCCCCTGATGCCACCCGATCCGCGACAGGATGATCTGGGGCTTGGGTTTTCCCAAGTGCGTGAGAGGGAACTTGCCGGAGAACTTGCCAAGCGGCAGATCGAAGCCCTGAAACTGTACGAACCGTTGCCATACCAAGAGGAGTTTCATCGCAGTACCGCTAAAGAGGTTCTGATGATGAAAGGGAACCAGAGCGGCGGGTCGACTGCCGGGTTTGCCGAGGTGGCAAGGGCCGTCACCGGGCAAGATCCCTACGACAAATACCCCAAGAGAGATGGTGTTGCCGTCTGCGTGGGATACGGGGAAAAGCATATCGGACGGGTGATTCACAGGTATTTGTTCCGGGAAGGGGCCTTCCAGATCATCCGAGATGAGGATACCCGTGAATGGCGAGTGTTCAAACCGTGGGCATTTGATCCGAAACATCCAGAAAAAGGCGGTGACGCTCACAGAAAAGAGGAATCAAGACCTGCTCCCCCTCTGATTCCGCAACGGTATATCGAGGGGAAAATTTCGTGGGTGAAACGATCGAGCCATATCTTTGACGAGGTGCATTTCACGACGGGGTGGACGCTCTATGTCGCCAATTCATCCGGCGACTCCAATCAGTGTCAAGGATTCCGCGCCGATCTCGTACACATCGACGAGGACTTGGCAACGGCGAATTGGTATCGGGAGTTGATCGGACGGTTATCAATCTCCAACGGCCCGATCAGGTGGACGGCCATCCCACACGCGGAAACAGAGGATATGCTGAACCTGCTACACCGCACGGAGGATCAGCAGAACGTTGAAAATCCGATGTCCGTACTGATTCGAGCTACCATCTTTGACAATCCATTCCTGACTGACGAGGCGCGAGAAGCGAACATCGCCATCTGGAAAGCGTCGGGAGAGGATGTCTACCGCCAGCGGGCACTCGGATTGATGACGCTGGATACCGTCAAAATGTATCCGGGATTCAGCAAGTATCTCCACAATGCGATCGTCTATCTCAACGAGGATGAAATGCTGGCAGAGGAAAAGGGGGAAACATTCCGCAACCCGGCGCAGAGAATCCTGACAAAGAACAACATGGTTCCGCCGGACGATTGGTGCCGCTACATGATCGTGGACCCCGGCCACACCGTCTGCTGCGTGTCGTTCTTTGCTGTGCCGCCCCCGCATGTCGGCGATTACGCTGTGATGTATAAGCAACTGTATCTCCGGCAGGCCAATGCGTCCACGTTCGGCGCGGCGGTTGCCAAGGCCACACGGGATGAGGTGTTCGAGGATTTCATCATTGACGCGCATGGCGGTGCCCTGCGGGACATCGGTAGCGGCATTCTCCCCCGCCGTCAGTACGAACAGCAGTTGGCCGATCATGGAGTTCGGTGCCGTCGCCGTGGTTCACGGTTTATGAACGGTTCTGATGATCGGGAAGGGCGTGTGCTTCTCTTGCGGGAATGGTTGAGCGTGAGGCGTGACGGAACAACGAAGTTCATGTTCGTGCCTCAGTATTGCGAAAACCTGCCGATGGAGTTCGAGCGGTTCAAGAAAATCACCGTTCGCAGCCACGGGCAGAATGTCGTGACGGATAAGGGAAACCGCCGGGCTGGTGTGCATGGCGTTGAAACGTGCGAATACGCGGCGGCTCACGGACTGAAATATGTGAAACCAAAGCGGCGGCCGAAAGAGACATCGTTTGTGGACCGCGTACTTGCCGGGCGTAAGAGGCGCTCCCGGCAAAGGCAGGGCAAAGCCAGGATGGCTGGCAGCACGCCGTACATCAGCCTCGGACCTCAAGGAGACAGTAAGTGATTCCGACGCAGCAGGAAATCGAAGACTATGTGATGCCGACGATCCATGTGGGTTCGCCGGTTCTGTGGTATCCCACGGGACTGAAAAACTCGCGTCCGCCGATCGTGGTGTTTGTGAACCGGGCATTTCACCGAACCGTCAACATCAGCAAGATACGCGGAGGTGGTGAAACCGCCGTGCGGCATGTCAGTGATCCCAAGTTACAACTGAACTCTGAGCAGAGACAATCCGGTGCATGGGATTTCACAGAGGAACGGTTGCAGTATGAAGCTGAACGCCGGGACATCCTCGACAGGCTGGTGACGCTGGAATCGAAAGTTCCAAAGGATTCGGCCAAGAAAGCGGGGACGGAGACGCGGCGGTATCAGGAGTTGAGACGACTGGCCGTCAGTGCTGGAATCCCCGTCAGCGGCAACCCGCCGAAAGAGTGGTTGATCGCTGAACTCGACAAACTCGATCCGGAGACGACATTGAAAGAATAGCCCCCCTTTTGCTACAAAGGGATTTAGCCCCGCCACCCCAGGAATCCGCCGCCGCTTAACTCAAGGCGGTGGATATGGCAATCGTCAACCCGGACAATCCAAACGTCCTACGCCAGTTCGTCAACGATCAGCAGCCTCTCAAGCCGCTGGTCGAGGAATGGATGGCGAACATCGACTTGTCTCTCAAGGCCAAGCATTAACGCTTCGGCCAATATGCGGACGAGGCGATGCAGTTCTACGACGGCGCCCACGATTTCATGTGGCAGGGCAAGTATTCCCGCGGTGAGGGCGGGTTTCTCGACAAGGACAGCGCAGGCTCCGGGTTGCTGCCGGGATTCCGAATGACGGTGAATCGCCCGTTCGAGGCGGTGGCGCTGTTCGGACCAGCACTGATCCACAAGTATCCGGTTGCCACTGTCACGGCCGCCGAGCCTCCACAAATCTCTCCAGAGGCTCTCGATCTCGATCTCTCCCAGCAGCAGTCCGTGATGGCCTACCGCGGCTATCTGGCTCAGACGCAATATCAGCATGAGTCGGACAAGTCTGTCGCGTCGGTGATGGAGCATTATCTGAATTGGCTCCAGATCGAGGGCAACAAGAAAATGCACTCCCGGCGGGGGATCACCGAATCCATCGTCAAGGGGTACGGATTGCTCTACACGGAACTGTACCAGCCGCACGGTTCTGAGATCAGCTACCCTCTCTCGCGGCATCTGTCTGTTGACGATCTGACGAAAGACCCGGACGCCGAGTATGAGGAAGATGTCCAATGGATCGCCATCAGGCACATCGAGCCTATCAACATCGCGGAATCCAAGTTCGGATTGAAACCCAAGTCTCTGCGTGGTCATATCGAGTCGTCGCAAGGCCAAGCAAAACGCCGATCACGCGGCAAGCGTTCTCCCGTAGTCAAGAACAGCTACGATCTGCTCGAATACTGGGAGGTTTACAGCAAGAACGGGTTTGGGCAACGGCTGAAGTCCACGAATAAGTCGAAAGCCAAGACGCCGTTCGATTTCTCAATCTTTGGAGATTTCACCCGCATTGTCGTGGCGCGAGGTATTCCGTTCCCACTCAACATGCCTCCTGAATCGCTGTCCGAACCGCAAGAGGATTTGTTCATGCGGTCACAGTGGCCGATTCCGTACTGGACGGATGAGGGGTTGGGGAACGGTTGGCCGATCTCGGACCTGTTTTTCTACGACAAGCCCAGGTCCGTGTGGCCGATCTCAATGGTGAAGCCCGCCATCGGTGAACTGCGGTTCGTGAACTGGTGCATGTCGTTCCTCGCCGACAAGGTGGCCGCATCCAGCACAACGTATGTGGGCGTGCTGAAGCAGGCGGGAGCCGAGATTCAGAACCAAGTCAAAGGATCGTCCGCACCGTTCAAGGTTGTCGAGATTGCCGATGCGTTTGGCAAGAGCATTTCAGACGTGATCTCGTTCATCCAAGCCCCGACGTTCTCCATCGACATCTGGAGAATGGTGAGTGAGGTGATGGAACAGATCGACAAACGGATGGGACTCACGGAGTTGATCTATGGCTTGACGGGATCGCAGATCAGATCGGCGACAGAGGCGGACATCAAGGACCAGAATATCTCCATCCGTCCAGAGGACATGGCGGAAAAGACGGAGGATTGGTTGAGCACGTCGCTGATGAAAGAGATGCAGGCGGCCGTGTGGCTCTTGCAACCGAAAGACCTTGCCCCAGTGATCGGACCGGCAGCGACAGCCGTGTGGCAGACAAAGATCGCCTCACGGGACTTTGATTCGGTGGTGAGGGATTTCAAATACCGGATTCAGGCAGGCTCGGCGCGGAAACCGAATCGGATGATGCGGATCAAGAGTATCCGGGAATTCGGGCAAGCGGCGATGCCCGCCATTCAGGCGTTCGCCATGCAGGGGTTCACAGGCCCGTGGAACGCCTATATGCACGACTTGGCGAAAGCGATCGACATCGACGCGGGAGACTACCTGTTGGACGGAGAGGCCATCCAGCAAGTTCTGAGAGAACAGGAGGCGAATCGTGGAACTCAGGGAAGCACTGGTGGAACGGGAAGTTGAACAACTCCCGGAATACGCACAACTCAGATATTGGAACATGATCGCCAAGGGTGAGTCGCGCCAGATGGCCCTGATGCTCGCCATGCAAAAATCCCCGATGATGGGGGAGAGCGATCGGAGTTTCTGCGAAACCAGAAAGCGCTGCATGGGAGAGATGAACGCCGAGAACAGACAGAAGGTTCTGGAGATCACAGCCAAGGCGGGCATCAACACGCACGGCAAGTATTACATGAGTGGGTTGGGGAGATACGACGACCCGCAGTCATGGGTATCGAGCGTGGATGATGCGAAAGCCGTCTGCAAGAGAAAGAACCTGACGGCCGTGGGGCTGTTCAATCACAAGGGGACGCCGATGCCGCCCCCCAAGAAGGTGAAACTGGCCCCGGACATCGTGAATCGGTACGTGCAAAAAGAACTCCAGAACCCCAAGACGGCCGAGAAAGTCAGGAAAAAACGACACGGCCTTGCTTCGCTAAAAGAGAAAGTGATTTCTGAACATACTCGTTCTGGCTGAGAGGGTATCCCTGTTTGCGAGACTTGTATCCCAACTTAATCCATGTGATGCCACCCTGTGAGCCATCTGCCCGGCGTATGCGTTGTCTGACAAGTTCCCAGTAAATCTTTTCCCAAGCCATCTTATGATTATCACGCAGATCGGCAACCAGATCAAAGACTTTCCTGTCGTGCGGACAGGGCGTGAGTCGTTTCTCGCCGTCAATGACGATGATCTTGTACCCGGTGGGAGCCTGCCCGCATGTGGGGCGTCCGGTTCGCAACAGTTCAACACGAGCCTCGCGGGCGCGTTCCTTGATGATCCGCTTTTCATGTTCCTTGATGACGGCCAAGAGATTAACGACAAGCGCACCGTTCGCAGTGGTGGTGTCAATCTCAGGCGTATCGAGGATGATGATCTTGACGTGCTTATCGGCAAGAATCTGGATGCTGGTGGCACAGTCGGCCAGACTGCGGAACGCCCGATCGTACATCGAGACAACCACGAAATCGCCCGGATGCAGACGGGACAAGAGAATGTCGCCCGCCTCCCGCTCAAACCACGGCGCATCGGAACTGACGGCGCGGTCCTCGTACCAACCGCCCCATTCGACGGTATCGTCGAATCGCCGTGTGTCCTTTTGAATCTGGAACCACGACTCGCAGGCCCGCTTTTGAGCGTCGATCGTGATGACCTGTTTCTGCGTAGACGATCGGCCGTACCCGAACACGTAGTTCATCATCCCTCTCCCGGAAAGGCCCGTTTCTCGTCCAGCACGCAACGGATGAATTCCGAGGCGGAAACGCCATCCTATTTCGCCCGCTTGCTGCACCACTTCCACACCCCGGTATCGAGGTACACATTCTTGCGGACCATTGTCGGCTTGTGTCGCAACTGCTTCATCATGCTCCCCCTTGTGTGTGGCTTCACACGTAAGTATACACACCTTTCCAGAAAGATCAAGTGATGGCGAATAATTACACCGATGAGCAATGGGGCGAGTTTCGCGGGCAGGTTGTGGAATCTCTGAAAGCGATTCGGAAATCGCAGGAAAGGCTGGAGAGCGAGTTCTCAAAGCATCTCGACGATGACAAGTGTGAGTTTGCGACCATTAAGAGAAGAATCGCCACGTGGGGCGGTGCGTTTGTTGTTCTGGCTGCTATTGCGGGGATTGTGATGCCGCTGATCCTTAGCCGATTGTGGGGACACTGATGTCGATTTCCCTCTACACATTCAACGACATGGTTGAGCACTTGGCGGATACGTACGACATCCACCGGGAAGGGAGACTGCTGCGCAATTGCCGCCGTGCCGTCCTGACAGCGTATCGTGAAATCCCGCACATGATGCGGTGGAAATACTACGATCGCCGATACGTGCTCGCAACAGTCGCCCCACAATCGACCGGAACGATTGCATTCGATCTGACGGGCGGAGCGTTCGAGAGGCTGATAACTCTTACCGGAGCGACATTCCCGGCAGACGCCGCGCAATACCGGATCATCATCGGCGGCAACCATTACGACATCGAGGACTACAAAACGTCCACCACAGTAACCCTGGCGGCGGACAGTCACCCGAGCGCGGACAAGGCGGCGGGCACATCCTACCTCATCTATAAGTCGAACTACCGCTTGCCATCCGATTTCCGAAAGATCGGACGAATCATTGACGTGGACAACCAGCGGGAGATGGGAGTCACGGACAGCGATACCCAGTTGTCTCAGTCGATCTACTACTACGATTCTCCGGATCAGCCATACATTACCTCAATCCGTGCAGACGGTGAGTTCCCAAGCGAATTGAAAATCATTTTCACACCGCCGCCCGATTCGGTGAGGGAATACGACATCATCTATGAGGCCAAGGCGATGCCTCTGGCCGTCGAGAAACACATCGCCGGCACCGTGTCGATCACCGCTGGTTCCCCAACCGTGACCGGTTCGACAACGGCGGGATTCACAAGCGCGATGGTGGGATCGGTGATTCGGTTCTCGGCCAACGCGAACAAGTTGCCGACATCGTTCATCGGGGATACGGACGGAACCACCAACCTGTTCACGGAGCAGGGCATCGTCAAATCGGTGGAGAGTGCCACATCCCTGACATTGACTGCAAACGCGACGAACACTCTATCCGACGTGAAATACATGATCTCTGACGTGGTGGACATCGAGCAGGACGCCATGATGACGGTGTTCCAGAGACGCATGGAGGCAGAATATGAACGGTTGGCCCGACTGGACACTCGGCAAGAGGCCGAGGCCGCATTCCAGAGGGCCTTGGTGTTGGCGAAAGAATCCGATCAGAGATCGACGACGGCGGATCGTTCGTTCGCCTCGATTTACGATCCGTTCCGTGATGTCCCGACAGGAGATATTCCTTGATGGCTGACAGCGTGCTGTGGCAAATCATGTCCGAGGTGCAGCGAACGCTGAGGGAAAACCTTACGTTCAAAGCGATGGGCGACGATCCTATCCCACAGATCGAGCAAGAAGCCATCCGAATCGAAAAGGTATCCGTGAAACAGCGGGAACACGAAAAGGTATTCGAGTATGAACTGACTCCCGGAATCATCATCACCCCGCCGGGCAGAGTCACCATGCCGTCCAGCGAGGGCGAGAATGCCCGTGACGACGTGCATTACCCATTACTCCTGCAAATCATCGACAAGGACAACAACGAACGCCTGACGGGGCTGAGGACGTATCTCAAGTGGCAGGAGCAGATTGCCAGAGCATTCCGAAACCAGCCGTTACCATGCGATCCGCTGCACGTCTGGAACGCACGTGTGGACTACGTGGACGTGGTGAACGAGGGCTTGTGGGTGAGGCATGAACTGTTCGTGACGGGGATTGAAATTGAATTCATCAGTCGTGAAGTGAGAGGCTTGGCATGAGCGGACAATCAATCGGGTCACAATCTGCTCTTTTACTAGATTCCGTTGCGCCTATCGACGGGTCATCCGAACCGTACTATTTCCTCTCGGAAAATCTCGTCGCTCAATATGACCTCATTGACGATGGCGAGCAGGCCATACGCGGCACACGCTCGCATCCAGAGGAACGTGTTTCTCAAGGACTCGTCCGCGTGGGCGGTTCAATCGTGATGAACCCGACTCCACTTGAATTGGACAATCTGTTGCCCCGCATTCTGGGCGCGGCAGAGGTAACCGACTTGTTCTCAGTTGCCGAGACGCTGCCTAGCTTTCTGGTTGCGATCAATCGCATCGCAAAATTTCACACCTACGCGGGAGCAAAGGTCAACAAGGCAATCTTTTCGGGGGGGTCGGGAAAACCCCTCCAGTTGGAATTGCAGATACTTGCCCAAACAGAAACAGAGGGTGCAGCGGGCAGTTTCCCGTCTGTGGCTGAGGGTAATCAGACGCCCTACAATTTCACGCAAGGCGTCATCACACTTGGCGGGGCGACGCAACTGTTCAACCAGTTCGTGCTGATCGTGGACAACCACCTGAGCGTCGAGTTCAACAACTCCCGCACGGCGACGGACATCGTGGCGGCCGATCGTTCCGTATTTCTTGCTCTGTCAACGCCGTACACCAGCACGGAGACGACGCTGTTCACGACGCCCGTTGCGAGTGCTGCCGGCGACAGCGCGGCCACACTGGTATTCACGTCCGGGACAAAGAGCCTGACGTTCACATTCGGCAACCTGAAATCCTTTGCCCGCACGCCGAGTGTCCGAAACAAGGGGCAGATCAGGTTACCGCTGCGGTACAAGGCGTATGAAATCGCAGGAGTCGATGAAATCGCAGTCACGAATGATCCCGTATGACAGACGAAACCCACATTCCCGAAGACGAACCGACGCCGGAAGACATCGCCGCGTTCGAGGATGCTGCCAATGAAGAAGACCCGGCTCCGGTTCAGGAGCCAGACGAACCACTCGACACAACCGTTCCGTCTCAGAGCAATGAGCCGCCATCCCTCCCTGACATACCGACGCAACAGGAGGTCTTTGAGGCGGAACGGGATTTTGCACAAGCCGACATCAGAACGCCGCCACCGCCACGGACATCCGCGCCGGGACAGCAGGCACAAAGCCAAAGTCAGCCGACCGCTGCTGCGACTCCAGAAAAGTCGATTGAGGTTTCCCACAACATCAACGTGACGGTATCCCCGTCGCAGGACATCGCCTCAGAGATTTCGGCACTTGTGGAGCCTCTGATTCAGGAAATGCACGACACGATTCTGCAAGAGGTTCAGGACTCCATCACCCGCCAAGCGGTGCTATTGGATAGGGCGAATCTGTGAGAATCAAGTGGGGGGATGACCTCCGTGACAACAACGAGAATTGGTTCCATGTGGAGAAGCGGTTGAAGCTCTCCTCAGTGGGACTGCGCCAGCATCAGGTGGTGCGGTGGACGATCTGGGGAGTCGTCAAGGCGGCCACCAAGTCGGCCCTGACAACCGCTCTGGCTCAGACCACTAATTCATTCTCGACGGGCGGCAAGGATTTGCTGTTTCTGGATGATGACGGGGTGACGGCCACGGACCATTTCACGCTGAACGCGGGAACGCTGGACGGGGCGCAGGTGGTAAGTTTCGGATACCTGCCCGGCAACCCGCAGGGCGCGTGGGGGAGCGGGACGGAATACACTCTCCGACGAACGTACAAGGCTGTGATTGAGGCTAAGGTACTGGACTCCGAGGGAGCCATTCTGCAATGGTTTGAGAGCGTGCGGACGATTGGCGACGGCGGGCCGAAATTCGTGATGCAGGGAGCATTGACGGGGCCGGTACAGAGACAGCAAACACAGCAGTTTACGCCTTATGTCGCACTCCAGATGGGGCGTGCCGTGGGGCATCTGGACTACCCGTTTGCCGCAACGTCTCTCTGGCCCGCATCACTCCATCGGGATAAATCGGTGGTGACGACCGGCACACCAAAGTTCGGACCCGTGACGAACACGGAGTTCCCGATTTCATGGCGATATGTTCACGAATCAGCGACCGCCCTGATTGGCGGCCCGACAGGATTGTAAGTCATGGCAAATAACACTTGGCGTCACCCATCGAACACGAATGTTGCCCAAGTCTGGCAGGGCACAGTCACCACCACGACTGTCGGGCACACCTACACCGTCACGCTGACGGATGATGATGGGAACACTGAGGCAATCACGTTCACCGTGACTGCGACGGAAAACACCGTCGCGTTGGTTGCGGCGGCGTTCGCCTCGGCATGGAACGCGAGTGCAATCCCTCTCATCGCGGGGATTACGGCATCCAGTGCTGTTGATGTTGTCTCGCTGACAGCCGACACTGCGGGAGTCCCATTTACGGCGGCGGCGAGCGGAACGGGAACATGGTCCTCGACGGGCAACACGACGGAAAACGTGGGAAACAACGATTGGACGACGGCTCGCAACTGGGAAAAGGACGCAATCCCCGTCGCGACAGACGATGCTCTGTTCGATGTCGGTTCTGTGGACGTCAAATATGGCCTGAATCAGGCTGCCGTCGCACTGGCCGACTTTCGCGTGTTCGAGGGCTGTTCCTCGCAGTTCGGGCGGTTTGACAACGGACTGGAACATTATCTGCGCATTGATCCGAACCTGTTCCGCTACGAGGGCAAAGGCTCTCTGGCGATGTTCGATCTGAACGCGGCCGCCATTGCCGCCTACGTTGCGACGTTCGGCTCTCCCGGCACGGCTGGTAGAAAGGCTGTCTACATCAAAGGCTCGGCGATCACGACGCTGACGGTCAACAGGGGCATCGTGGGCGTGGCTGTGCAGGATGCG